ATTCGTTGACCAATACTCATCATTACACACCTCCTTGTTTGTAACCTTATAATATCACAAAAATGTTTTTAGTCAATAAAAAAATGACTTGACAAGTTACAAAATAGGGTATATATTCTAAGTAACTTGTAAAGTTACGGAAAGGAGGGCTCGAATTGATTAATGTAAATGCATTGAAAGGAAAAATTGCAGAGAGGGGCAAAACTCAAACTGATGTTGCAAAAGCAATAGGCATAGCACCTAAAACATTTTATGACAAAATGAGTAAAGGTGTTTTCGGTAGCGATGAAATCGAAATAATGATTGACTATTTGAGTATTGAAGACCCAATGAAAATTTTTTTTGGGAAATAAGTAACTTGTAAAGTTACTACACGAGACGGAAAGGAGGAGATATGAGATTTCCAAATGTGAGGCCAGATGTAAAGACAGCATTTGAGATGTATCACTCGCTAACATACTTTACATCCAGCGATGTTAAAAGACTGTTCGGATGTGCAGGGTCTACTGCAGCGAAGATTGTAAAGATGACTCGCGATGAAATGACAAGGCGAGAAATCAAGATGTACTGCGAGCATGACAACTATTTAAACAAAGACGTCTTATATGACCTAGCAGGGTTGGACATCAACAGCATAAACAAGTCATACAAGATGTTAGAAAGGAGGACACTATGAAAATCAAATCAGTAATACCACCGACACTATTTATCTCAGCAGTGCTTGCACTGAATGGCATAGCAACGGCAATAGACACACCTGAGGTGTATCAGCATACGGAATACAAAGTCGTAAGCAATAGACAGATTGATGTTAGAGGCATATCAAACGAAATGATTGACGACATAGCGACTAGAAGTGGTGTAGACCCAGCTATCGTTAAGGCAATCATCCAGGAGGAATCAAACGGCAATCCGAACGCAGTGGGCGACGGTGGTGAATCAATCGGACTAATGCAGATACAACCTAGATGGCACCAGACGAAAATGGAAGAACTAGGAATCGTCAATCTGTACGACGCACAAGAGAACGTAATTTTGGGATGTGCTATCTTGTCAGACCTCTACGACAAGTACGGAAACTACGAGGATGCACTGAGCGTATACAATTCGGGCAATACCGAAGACGGAAAGGCTTATGCAGAAAGGATACTAAGGAAGTAATGGACAAGAGCGCTTTGGACTGTATCACAAAAAATAAGAAAGACGCTCCTGGGAGCGCCAATCAAAATCAACAATTTAATTATATCAAAAGGAGACAAAAATGACAATCAAAATCAACAAGCTAGAAATTGAGAACGTAAAGCGAGTAAAGGCAGTAAAGATGGAGCCGACTGCAAACGGTCTCACAATCATCGGAGGAAACAACGGACAGGGCAAGACTAGTGTGCTAGATAGCATAGCATGGGCGCTCGGTGGCAACAAGTTTAAGCCTAGCCAGGCACAGCGCGAAGGGTCAGCGATTCCACCTAACTTACATATCGTCATGAGTAATGGCCTTATCGTTGAACGTAAGGGCAAGAACTCAGATCTAAAGGTTATTGATCCAGATGGAAACAAAGCCGGACAGAATTTGCTAGACAGCTTCATAGATGAGCTTGCGCTCAACTTGCCAAAGTTTATGCAGCAGTCAAGCAGAGAAAAGGCAAGCACATTGCTACAGATTATCGGAGTGGGAGAACAGCTCGTACTCCTCGAAAAGGAAGAGCAAGACACTTACAACCGCAGGCACGCAATCGGTCAGATCGCAGACCAAAAGGAGAAATTTGCAAAAGAGCAGGAATATTATCCTGAAGCACCTAAAGACCTGGTCTCTGCATCAGACCTAATCAAAGAGCAGCAGGAAATCCTTGCAAGAAATGGCGAGAACCAAAGAAAACGCGAAAATCTTGTAAAAATACAGCGCTTACACGAAGAGGCTACCAGGAATGTTGAAAGGCTGAAGCTTGAGTTATCCGAAGCCGAGACTAAACTTGCTAACGCAATACAGGATTTAGTCACAGCAAATAAGTCCGTTGAAAACCTTGTAGATGAATCAACTGCAGAGCTTGAAAAGAGCATAACAGAGATTGATGAAATCAACCGAAAGGTTAGAGCTAACCTTGACAAAGACAAGGCCGAGGAAGACGCAAGGGGTTACAGAGCCGAGTACGAGGAGCTCACAGAAGCGCTCACAGACGTTAGGAAGCGCAAGGCTGCACTTTTAGAAAGCGCAGACCTACCACTAAAGGGGCTATCCGTTGAGGATGGCGAGCTCGTATACAACGGATTTAAGTGGGATAACATGAGTGGTTCTGATCAGCTCAAAGTCGCTACTGCAATAGTGCGCAAGCTGAACTCTAATTGTGGATTTGTGCTACTTGACAAGCTAGAGCAGATGGACCAGGAGTCACTAAAAGAGTTTGGAGCCTGGCTTGAAGCAGAAGGCTTGCAGGCAATCGCTACAAGAGTAAGCACTGGTGAAGAATGCAGCATCATCATCGAAGATGGATATGTAAAGGGCGCTGAAACAGAGGAAATAAATACACCAGCTATCGAAGAACCATCGAAAGCTGAATGGAAATTTTAGGAGGCTATATGAATATCACTAAAGGTAAAATCGCAAAGGCTCAAAAGGTCGTCATATACGGAGTTGAGGGAATAGGCAAGTCCACTCTTGCCTCACGATTCCCTGACCCAGTGTTTATCGACATAGAGGGTTCTACAAGCAATATGGATGTTGCAAGGCTGGATAAGCCAACAAGCTACACAATGCTAAAGAATCAGCTATCATTCATCGCAGCCAATCCTACAGCGTGCAAGACGCTAGTGATTGACACAGTGGACTGGGTTGAAAAGATGGTAATCGAAGACATCTGTATGGCACATGACAAAAAGGATATCACTGGATTTGGTTATGGCGAGGGATTTATAAAGCTAGAACAAGAAATAGGCAGGTTTCTCAATAAGCTATCAGACATCGTTGAAAAGGGCGTAAATGTAATCCTAACAGCGCACGCGATTATAAGGAAGTTTGAGCAGCCGGATGAGATGGGAGCGTATGACAGATACGAACTCAAGCTTGGCAATAAGACCACAGGAAAGACTGCTGCACTTGTAAAAGAGTGGGCCGACATAGTACTTTTCTGCAACTACAAGACGCAAGTATTTGCTGTAGATGACAAAGGGACAAAGCACAAAGCTCAAGGTGGTGAACGAGTGATGTATACGGCGCATCATCCAGCATGGGACGCGAAGAATAGGCACGGATTACCGTTTGAACTGCCTATGAAATACGAGAGCATTGCTCACATCTTTGATATTAAAGCAGAGCCTGTCAAAACAGAGCAGAAGGCCGAAGCACCTAAGCAAGAACTGCGTCCGGAGGACCCTATCTATGCTAAGAAGTATGATGACGCGATACCTATCTCAGTACAAGACCTGATGTCTATCAGTGAGGTCACAGAAGACGAATTGAGAGGCTTTTGGGAGAAGGTAGGACATTTTCCAAAGGACATGCCTTTTGGCAATGTACCACAAGATTATTGGAACGTGCTGATAGCCAATTGGAGTTCGGCACTTAAAGATATAGTTAACGCAAGAACAAACAAGTAATGAAAGGAATATTAAAAAATGAGCAACATGAATTTTGACAGAGAGTTTGATTGGAATGACGAAATCACCCAGGATAGTGGAGAGTTTTTACTACTACCTGAGGGAGACTACAAGTTTATCGTTGAAAGCTATGAGAGAGGCAGACATCAGCCACAACCTGGCGGAAAGCTTCCAGCATGCAATAAGGCTATCGTTAACATCATTGTAAAGACCGCAGAGGGCGATGTTAAGCTCAAGCACAATCTATTCTTACACAGCTCGACAGAGGGGATGTTATCAGCATTCTTTGGTGCTATCGGCCTTAAAAAGAAAGGCGAACCACTCAAGATGAACTGGAACGAAGTTGCAGGCAAGGAAGGTGTTTGCAAGCTTGGACAGCGTGAGTACAACGGCAACAAGTACAACGAGGTTAAGCGCATGATCTACGCAGAAGATGTTGACCTCACAAAAGTGCTTAACAAGGATGTCCCAGGATTTTCACAGACAGGATTTAATGCGGAAGATTTTCCATTCTAAGGAGACAAAATGAAGTTAAGAGATTATCAAGAGGAAGCAAGAATAGCCATAGCAAACGAATGGGAGAAGGGCGTCAAGAAAACACTCCTGGTACTTCCAACAGGGTGCGGAAAAACGATAGTCTTTTCAAAGGTCGTCGAAGACAGAGTAAAACTTGGGGAGCGTGTGCTAATTTTAGCACACCGCTCCGAGTTACTTGACCAGGCATCAGACAAGCTTGCAAAAGCAACAGGCATTTTTACAGCTACAGAAAAGGCAGAGCAGAGTTGTCTAAATAGCTGGTTTAGAGTGGTGGTTGGGTCTGTACAAACTTTGCAAAGACCTAAGCGCCTTGCACAGTTTGACAAAGACTACTTTGACACCATCGTGGTGGATGAAGCTCATCACTGCATTTCAGACAGCTATCAAAGAGTATTAGAGCACTTTAGCAATGCGAACGTACTTGGTGTTACAGCAACGCCAGATCGCGGAGACATGCGCAATCTAGGATCATATTTTGAGAGCCTAGCATATGAGTACACTCTTCCAAAGGCAATCAAAAACGGATACCTAAGCCCAATTAAAGCTTTAACAATTCCGCTTGAGCTAGACTTGAGCTCAGTATCAATGCAATCAGGTGACTTTAAGGCAAGCGAGGTAGGTACAGCGCTAGATCCTTATCTAGAACAGATTGCAGACGAAATGCTTAAGTACTGTATAGATAAGAAAACCGTTGTATTTCTACCACTGGTAAAGACATCTCAAAAGTTTAGAGACATTCTAAACGAAAAGGGATTTAAGGCAGCAGAGGTTAACGGGGATAGTAAAGATAGAGCAGAAATCTTGGACGATTTCAGCAAGGGAAAATACAACGTGCTATGCAACTCCATGCTTTTGACAGAGGGGTGGGATGAGCCATCTGTCGACTGCATTGTCGTCCTAAGACCAACAAAAGTGAGATCACTTTACTCGCAGATGGTAGGTAGAGGAACCAGGTTATACCCAGGTAAAGAAGACTTACTATTACTTGATTTTCTATGGCACACAGAAAGACACGAGCTTTGCCATCCAGCAAGCCTCATTTGTGAAAATGAGGAAGTAGCAAAGAAGATGACCGAAAACATGGAGATTGCTGCAGGCACTGCTATAGATATAGAAGAGGCAGAGGAAAAGGCTGCATCTGATGTAGTGGCGCAAAGAGAAGAGGCTCTTGCTAAACAGCTAGAGGAAATGAGAAGACGTAAGCGCAAGCTTGTAGATCCTTTACAGTTTGAAATGAGCATACAAGCAGAGGATTTGTCAACATACATCCCTTCGTTTGGTTGGGAAATGGCACCGCCATCGAACAAGCAGATTAAAGCACTTGAAAAGTGCGGAATATTCCCTGACACAATCGACAATGCTGGTAAAGCTTCGATGATTTTAGACAGACTAAGCAAGCGCAGAGACGAGGGACTTACAACACCTAAGCAGATTAGATTCCTTGAGGGGAAAGGGTTTAAGCATGTAGGCATGTGGCAATTCCAATCTGCTAAACACATGATAGACCGAATAGCTGCTAATGGATGGAGAGTTCCTAACAGCATTAATCCTGCAGAGTATAGACCATCATAAGGAGAATAAAGATGCAAAGAAATCATCTTGAACTATTACAACATATAAATCCATCGCTCTTGAACTATCAGGAATGGGTGAACGTAGGCATGGCGCTTAAGCAGGAAGGCTATACAGCATCTGATTGGGATTCATGGAGTGCACAGGACAGCAAAAGGTACCATCAAGGGGAATGCTTTAAGAAATGGGATGGATTTGCAGGAAATGGAAATCCTGTGACCGGAGGAACAATATTTCAGATTGCCATAGAGCAGGGCTGGACTCCTCCGGAGAAAACGTCCCGCGAGCTAAACTGGGATGACGAAATTGGAAAAGATTACAAGATTATCGATGAGGCTTGGCTTGAAGCTAAGGAAATAAGGGAGCCGGACGATGAAAGATGGGAGCCAGTCAAGGAACTTATTACTTATATTGAAACGCTCTTTGAAAGCACTGAAAACGTTGGATATGTCACAGAGGTTTGGGAGAAAGACGACAAGTGCATGCCAGGCAAAGGCTCATATGACCGAACTGCAGGACAGCTTATCGAAGCACTATCAAAATGCAACGGTGACATAGGCGCTGTAATCGGCGATTACAAAGAGAAAGCTGGCGCATGGATAAGATTTAACCCACTAGATGGCAAGGGCGTTAAAAACGAGAATGTGACAGACTATAGGTACACGCTCGTCGAATCGGACAGCATGGAACTAGAAAAGCAAAATGCAATCATTAGAGAGCTTGAGCTTCCTGTAGCTTGCCTTGTATCGTCTGGAGGGAAATCCATACACGCTATCGTGAAAGTGGATGCTAATAGCTATGAAGAGTACCGCAAGAGAGTTGATTACATTTACTCTATTTGTAAGAAAAACGGACTAGACATAGACGCACAAAACAGAAACCCTTCGAGGCTATCTAGAATGCCTGGAGTAATGCGCAAAGGTCGAAAGCAGTTTCTTATAGGCACGAATTTAGGAAAAGGCAGCTACGAGGATTGGTACAAATACATAGAAGATTTGAACGACGATTTGCCTGATCCTGAAGGACTAGAGGGGTGTTGGGATGACATGCCTGAACTTGCGCCTGAGTTAATTCATGGAGTACTAAGGCAAGGCCACAAGATGCTAATCGCTGGACCATCTAAAGCAGGTAAATCATTTGCCCTCATAGAGATGTGCATTGCAATAGCTGAAGGGACTAAATGGCTAAACTGGCAGTGCAGCCAGGGCAGAGTTTTATATGTAAATCTTGAGCTAGATCGAGCATCTTGCTTACACCGATTCAAGGACGTTTACAAGGCGGTCGGAATCGAGCCTCAGAACGTTGGCAATATCGACATCTGGAATCTAAGAGGCAAGACAGTACCAATGGACAAGCTAGCGCCTAAATTGATTCGTAGGGCGCTTAAAAAGGGTTACATAGCAGTTATCATTGACCCTATATATAAAGTTCTTACAGGGGACGAAAACAGCGCAGATCAGATGGCTCATTTCACGAACCAATTTGACAAGGTGGCGACGGAACTAGGTTCAAGTGTAATATACTGCCACCACCACTCAAAAGGTGCCCAGGGCAATAAAAAGAGCCTAGACAGAGCATCAGGCAGTGGAGTATTTGCAAGAGACCCAGACGCTCTTATAGATCTTATAGAACTAGAGCTTACTGAGGAAATATATTCTATGCAGCTTAACCAGGCTAAGTGCAAGGTATTTGATGAGGCTATTCGCTCAAATAATCCAGGTTATTATGATGAGCATGTTGGACTAGACGACGCATTGAGCTTACCTCAGATTACAAGCCATGCAAACAGAGCACTAACGCAAAGCGCATTACTAAAGTGTTCTATAGAATGTAACAAAGTCGAAGACGAAATCAGGACATTGAGTGCCTGGAGAGTGAGCGGAACGCTTAGAGAATTTGCTAAGTTTAAGCCTGTAAATATGTGGTTTAGATATCCAAAGCACGAGGTTGATGAGGCTGGTATTCTCACCGATATAGAGACAGAATCGGCTCAGCCAACATGGAAAAAGGCTATAGAAGAGCGCAAGAAAAATGCTAAAGAGTCAAAGGAAGCGCAGCTAAATGAGTTTGAGATAGCTTTTTCGAATCTCGAAATGGATGGCGAGGTGCTCTTATCTGATCTTGCAGATGCTTTAGATTTAACATCGCACAAGCAAATCGGGCTATGGTTGGGCGATGGTAAAAGGGCACGTAAAGAGTATAAGGAACGTTATGAAGCATACACTGGAGCAGATGGACAACGTTACATTAGAAGACACGAATAGGGGTGTAGCACACCATAAAATTCTAGT